CTTATTCATGATTTTATTCTCATGCCGTACATGGTTACGGATACTCTCTCTGTCTGTCCAATCAGTCATAACCTTTCCTCCTTTTCCAATCAGAATACATTCTACCATACATCATACCTTCATGAGATTTGATGTCAGCACCACTGAGAAGTTCTTCTTCTCTTGTCGTTCTATCAACTGGCATGGTAGAATACTCTTGCTGCCAGTTGTCTAGGTCTCTAAAGAACTGTTCTTTGTTCTTCATTTCCTCTTGCCAGTGTAATGGTATGCTTGATACTCACTCTGCTTGAGTTTGTATCGTTTAATGTGATCTTCTATCCTATCAAGGTCATCGAACCATGCCTTGTTTAGTTGATCACTTCTCTCCTTACATGGTATGAATGCGTAAGGAAATCTAGGGAGATGCGGGAACAACTCAAGTTTCCTTGAGTTCGTTACCTTTGGTGCGGTTTCCCTTACTCTCTTCTTCTGCGATGACTTTGAGGCGACCGTTGTAGTCGTACCCTTCTTTGAGGAGTTCTTTGTTGATCGCTGCTGGATCCCAGAATTCAAGTTCTCCACGCTCTTTGAGAATGTAGAAACAGTCTTTGCGGAGTGCGTTGATGAAGTCTTCCTCCTCCCAGTCGTTGAAGACTTTTTCGATGGGGTCTTTCTCGTCCCAGTTGATGTGGATGCCATTAGCGTCGTCAATAAATTCGATCATGAGTTTTCTTGGTCAATCTTACCTTGCTCCTTGATTTGTAGGAGTAGTTCTTCTGCTAGTGCGTGTTTCTGTTCATTACATGCAGTCATGTAATCAATGATTAACTTACGCATAGCATCACTGAGTTGATAATCAGTTGAGTTGTCCGAGTCCATAGTCACTGAATAAGGTTTCTTCTGTGTCTAATTGGTTAGGATCTAACCACTCAAAGAATTCATCAGCAAAACATAGTGCATCATCAACTCTCTCTTCTGACATCAATTGCTTGAAGCGTTCTGTCACCCATACGTAGATGTCATCACGTTGTTGTGAGATCCTTAGTGTGTCTTCGTTGTTCATAGTTTTTCAGCGAATAGAATGTTGGTGAGGTGGTCATACTGGATGAATTGTACATCCTTTGGTAGTAGAGATGCAGCAGCAGCGGCGAAGTCATTTGGAAACTTCTTAAACATTCGCCTATACTTCTGTTCTCCTTCATAATCTAGATCTTCACGTGGCAGTATGCGAATTTCAAACTGTCCACGAGAGTATCTATTAGGGTACGGATTGATGTACTCTTTGATGTGTTCTTGAAGCATGTTCATTTTGAGAATACCTCACTAGTGTGTTCTACTTGAAGTGATTTGATGTCTAGTAGCATCTTACACATATGTGCAACATACTCTACATCCTCTTCACATGGTTCAAAATCATAAGCACTGTCCCAATCGACAGTGTTATCTTGAAAAACTGGAGCACCGAACATATAACCTTCATCATCCATTGCATATGCGTTGCCATCAGCAACGATATAGAAACTAGGAACAGTCATGGGAGTGAGAGAAGCAAGTGAATAAAGTATACTATGTATTAGAGCGTTTGTCAACGCATGTAGAGATATCCCCCCGCCCAGTCAGCATTTGCTAGTAAATATTCACGATCTTTGATAAGTCTGAGATCATAGCGTACATGCTTTGCTGGAGACTTCCAACTTGCTGGTTTGTACACTTGACCAGTCTTCTTATCAATGAATGCGTGAACACTACGCTGATTGTTAACCATCACGATCTTGTGATACTTGCGACCAGACTCTATAACGAAGTCGTAGTCGCATACACCTGACTTAAGTTCATTAATTCTTTCAACGTGGTACTTACTGTTACCATCTTTAACAATTGATCTCTCATGATGTCTGATTGAATCATTGATGTAGTTCTGCTTGAGTGCATCACATAACCCTTGAGTGTGAGTGAGTATGTTTTCAGTGATTGTTGCAGTGGTCATGAGGTCTCTTGTGTTGATGAATTAAGTATAACGCGGAATGTGGTATGAAACAACCACTAGTGTACACTTATTCAAGTGGCACACTCCGCACCTTTACCGCAGAAGATCCAATGCTTCACGTGACAATTGCTCTTGTGGCATATCGTCAGTTAAGAATGGAGTGTCACTCTGCCATTCTTGTTCTGCGTTGTCTAGATTCTGGAGTAACCAGCGATCTAACATTACTTCGTTCATAGTAAAAACCAATCAAGTTTGTTAATAGATTCGTCGCAGTGAGCACATGATAGTGCTGACCATGCAAAGTGATATACTCTGGATGGTTGATCACAACAAGGACACACAATGATCTTACCATTGGTTCCACTTCTTGTTGTTGAGGTGACTTGGTTCATGGTGTGTTCCTTGACGACTTCATTAATATACATCAGTTTGATGCAGTGTGGCGTGATGGTAGACAGTTTGATAACTGGTTGTAAAGTGTCCCATCATCCACAGATTTGTGGTAGAAAGATTTGGAGTCTGCTACCATCATCATATCCATTATAAATCGGATCTGAGATGGTGTTAGATCAACTTGGGTAGTCTGTTCAATCATAAGTGGTTCAAGATGCTTGTAGACGCTTGTAGAGGGGTCTCAGGAAGTGTATTAATTCTCTTTTGAATTAAATCACCATAATCCTCATGTAATTCACACCCAATATAATACCTATCGAGTGATTTTGCAACTGTTGCTGTTGTGCCACTGCCCATGAATGGATCAAGTACAATGTCACCCTTCTCACTACCAGCAAGGATACATGGTTTGATCAGTTCTTCAGGATACGTAGCAAAGTGTGCTCCCTTGTATGGTTTCTTGTTTACTGTCCAGACAGAGCGTTTATTGCGTTTTGTATATGATTTTGTAAGACCCGAATGCGGTTGGAGTCCTGTTCCTGGATTGTGGTACTTTCCTTTTGATCTGTCTCTTGTTCCCCAATCTTTTGCTGGTTCTTTGATTGCTTCATTGTCATAGTGGTAATACTTACTCTTACTCAAGAGAAAGATATACTCATGAGACTTTGTACATCTATCTCTTACACTCTCTGGCATAGGGTTTGGTTTATGCCATATAATATCTTGCCTTAGATACCATCCATCCGCACGTAATGCGAATGCAAGCATCCATGGTATACCAATCAGATCCTTATCCTTATATCCTTGGAGTTTGTTGGATCTTCTTGGTGTAGTCTTAGGTAGGTCTTGTCTGTTGTTAGAGAATGTCTGCTTAGGTATGCACCCATCCTTTCTGTAATTATAGTATGAGTCACCAATGTTCAACCATAGTGTACCATCCTCCGTAAGTACATTGCGTACCTTACGGAAGACTTGTACCATCTCTTCAACATATTCTTCTGGTGATTGCTCTTGACCTATCTGGTCATCCTCACCACCATAGTCTCTTAGTCCGTAGTATGGTGGTGATGTGACGCACATCCTTGCACTCTCTGGTAAGAATGCATCAAGTGTATCACGACAGTCTCCAAATAGAATAGTGTCTTTCATGCTCTAAAAATTGGTGAAGGAAAACAAAACTGAGGGTCAGTGCATTACCCCAACGGTCATGTGTCTGCTTCTAAGTCAGACTAGTCAGGAACTCGTTTGTTTTCCTGAAAGTATAATGACATACTATTGAATATTTGTCAAGGGGTGTGTGACATTACGTAAACTGTCTACCAACACACCACCCAACAATACTCTTTCTGATACCTTTAGTTACAGGTTTAACTCTATGACCTAGAGTTGATGGAAATACTATCAATGAACCCGCCTTTGGTTCTAATGCTATTCTATTCCATTTCAATTCCATACCATACTGAGGTAAAACAAATTCTAACTCTCCTCCCTCATAATCATCATTCAATAATAATGAGAAGGATAGTTTACGATGGAATTGTCTCTTTTTATCACCAGCACGTATGTAATCAATATGCCATCCATAATGATCATTCACATGATAGTGTGCATACTGATAAGCGTTATTATGAAATTCATCATTCAATTGATACTTGTACACATCATCATTGACAGATTGTACATGATCCCTACAGAATCTTCCAACCCAATCACGCTGATCACGAAAACATATATCAGTAGAGCGAATGTGTTTTTCTTTATCACCCCACACCCTACCTTTCTTAAATATTGAGGTATCATCAAGATACTCAATTATATTGGGTGGAAGTGTGATATCAATAGCAGTTGGGTCAACATACATTAATCATTGAAGATAGGAATGATGTTAGTTTTTGCGTGTTCTGTTTTGTTTATGTGCTGCTCCCACTGAGCGGCATCGTCCAAATTGAAGAAGGTCGCTTGTTGGCGGGATGTGCCCTTCTTCTTCGTCTTTTTCATCCAAACGACAGCGTATTTCATGCCAATAATTAGGGTATACTAGAATTGATGCGTAATGGCGTCCCCACCTAGAGTTTGCACTCTTGGGTAGAGGTTGATCAATGAAACATATTGTGAGATAAGCATCATCAATAAAAGAAATGTAACCTACAACGTCACGCCATGCGACTGGTTGTAGCATTTGAAAATCATTCTTCGTCAGTCGTGTCTGATTTGTCTTCATCGAACAACTTGCGATTAGCGTTTGCTGGATTAGGTAGTCTGAACATTTGTTTCAGATCATTGAGATCATTCAGTTGTTGCTGCAGATTATCAATTTGTTTCTGCAGAATCTGAAAGTTGTGATCGTTGTTGTTTTGCAGCATCAAAAAGTTTTGTATTGCTGACTTGAAATCTTCCTCTTTCATTTTCGTTGATCAGTGATAATTGGCGTTGGAGTTCATATTCTACCACACAAAGGTGTTGTTGTAAATGGTGTTCCCACTCATTATCTTTAATGAGTTGCGTGACGTTATTTATTTGTGCTAATGCACTAAGAAGTCTTGTTTTTTTGTTCATTAGTACCTACTAGGAATACTTTGTTTCATTTGTAAGTAACCATGCATTAATGACCTAAGTTCATCAGCACGATCAGAGTTTACATCATCGATGCAAGATAACATCTCCTCATATATTCCTCGTGACGAGATAGTTTCATCCTGAAGGTAATCTTCGATAGCGTCTTGCATACGGATCTTACGTTGTTTTGCATACTCTTGGTCGGGTACATAATTTGGATTAGTTAATACAGGTCTGTTCATGAGAATTCCTCGCTACGACGAGTTTCTAGGTAAGCAAGGATTTCTTGACGCCACTCCATCAGTTCATGGTAACACTGCTGGTTGTGAGCACACCCACGTAACTTTGAGTCTGGTTTATGCACTGACTCAATAAAGAGACCAAGTGCATCACGACGTTTTTCTTCTTTAGTAGTGTTCCAATCCATTTTAGTTGTGTTGGTGGGTAGGGTTCATACCATCATGCCATGTTTTAAATGACATTAATGGCCAAATGCCATACTCCTTTTTTGCGTGTTCTTTGGAGTTTAGCACGGGATAGTCTGTTCGTAAAGACTGCTCACTATAAATGCGGAAATCCACATCTGGTTCAAATGGTAGACTCTTGGCATACTGCCAGAATGGAGTATCATAAGCAGATCCGAACTGATAATGCCATAGAACAAATGTCTCAACTCGTTTCATGCACCTGCCTACACTATGATCACACATGTATTTTGGTCTATCATTTACAATATGTTGCCATGCATGACAAGCAATATACTTATAGAATGTGCTTGACGTTGCTTCCAGTGGTTCTAAGAAACAAAATTTATTACCATTAAGTATAGTTCTATCTCCTTTCCACATACTCTTAGCAGCATAATTTCTGAATGTTAGATAATCATCAGGAACTACATTAAAGATCTCATGCATATTAAATGTTGCTTCATCCTTAGATGTTATGTTATTATTGTAAAGATACCCATATGATACACTATCATGATTTGGTATTACAAATGTCCAACCATCAGGTGTTGCAACACATCTAGTATGTGTTAGATCTGGATCTCTACCACCTTGCTTACATAATAGAACTGCATTCAATGGATTGATGAGAGTATTATATTCATTATAATCATTACCAGACCTACCTCTACAATCAAAGATGTAGTCAGCATCAATCTCTGCTTCAGGATCTATTATATTCTTCTCAATTACATTCACATACTGTGATTCTCTAACCTTTCTTGATAATTCATGTGTCTGGAAATGCATTGCAACATTATCCATGTAAAACTTATGAAAAAATTTCTCTTGCTTCTGTCCCCATTTCTCATATAATATACCAGTCTTGATTGTTGCACCAATATCATTATTCCACCAATCTATATTAAGACTAGCAGCTGCTAATGACAACACATCAGGAGTAGTACCTTGTCCAACTCTCTCCATTGGAGTGTCTGGATCGTAGTACATATCGATGTCAAACAAATTCTGACCGTAGTATCCAAAATTCAGTGCAGTTATGCATCCAGCATTACCAGCACCTACTATTGCTATTTTCTTCTTCATGATGATATTTGATCACAACTAATTATATCCGATACTGGCACCTCATGTTCACCTGCTATAAGATAGTAGTGTTGACCATCACGTTCTCCCAGATATTTCAACTCATCCTCTGGAAATTCATTCTCACGTAGCATCGCTTGTATCTGTAGATGTTTCAACTGGTCAGCGTCAGGCAATTCCATACCAATAAAATTCTTATGCTATAGCATACCAAATAATTACTGAGTTGTCAAGTCTTTAAATTCATGAACTGTGTGGATGTATGCATACACTTCAGCAACTGTCCCATCAGGGTTGACATCATACTCTAAGTTGAAATATGATTCACCCACCAGTTTAGAGGTAATGAATGCCACCTGATCTCCTGTTAATACCTGTACACCACCATCACGTGACAGTAAATCTAGATATGACTTTGCATATTCTTTCAAGTTTGGTGTGTATCTTATAATTCCTTTACCTTCATAATCACTATCATATAATTTGGCATACTTAAAGTTCAATCTATATGTGATTAAATCACTATCAGGATAAACATCAATTGATCCTTTACATATTGGAGTACGATATAATCCAAGATCGTTAGATGTTAAAGCAATATCATTGACTCTACTTAAGAAGTCATTGTCTTCTATTTCTGATAGATCATACAGTGAATCATATACTCTAATACTAATCAGATCACCAGTTGGTGACAGTGTTATACCAGTAAAATAAGTACGTGTTTCATCAGTAACACTAGTAAATTTATCTATTTTCTGTCTTACATCATTAAACTTAGGTTGTCCGATACCATCAACAAATAGTTTCCAAAGAGATGGATTGGTTCCTACACTTTTATATTCATAGAACTTCTTACAAAAGAACTCTTGATACACACCATCTAAGTGATAGACATACAAATCATTATCATCATCCAAATGTGGATCTTTGACAGTAGGTAGTTCAAAATGAAAATACTTGTTAATTGTATATCTAACAGCATCATCTAGTACAGGACCATACTGAGAACTATCGAGACTAGTAAACCTTGCAGGCATCATCTCAACGGTTGATACCTTCTCTCCGTCTGATAGACGGTACTTATCAGCAATATTATAGTCTTCGGTAAAGATCATTACTCGTTGCTCGCAATTTGTTGTCCTTCTGCATTAACAAGAGAATAAAATATATAATCCTCTGGTATTGCAGTTGATGCTTGTGATGATGGAAAATTATCCTCTAACCACTCCATAGTGTCAGCAACATCATCATCTATTTCAGAAAATACAAACTCTGAATTCTTTAGTGCTGTCCACAAATCATTTGGTAGAATGCCTTGATACTTGGTGTATGATGTATTGATGGCATCAACATCAGAACTAGCATTCCAACCAGTTGATCTTAAGTATAGTACAGGCTTGCCCAATTGAGCAGCATACTTCTCAATGAAATTATCAAGATAGAAAGTGTTGTAGTTATTCATGTTACTCTTTATAGTTCAGATTCATCAGTATAGAACTTATCCCAATCTACTGGAACAAGATCCTCAACATGCAAATCTTTCATCAGTTGTAGAACAGTATCTGTGACTTTCCTTGAAGCAGATTCACCACGTTGAGCAAGTCTCTTTAGATTCTCTTCGTTATTATTCCAGAAATCATTACTTGCTTCACCCTGAGTCTCAACCCACTGATTAGCATCATTCTCATCCATGAATGCAGGAGCATCTGTTACTCCATCATCCAACTTACCATTTGGATATAGTTTCCTATAGTTTGATGGGTCAATTGGGAACTTAAGTTCATGTGTATACTTAAAATACTTTAAACCTGATCCTTCAAACTGAGCATCAGTTGGTGATGGTAATGATTTATCCCTTAACCATTGTCTCCATGCAACCCAGTCGTCTTTCTCACCTGTATACTTTTCTGTAATGTCTGGCAATACCCTCCAATCAGATAGTGATAACATATTAATTTTCTGTCTACGAAGTTTACGCCATCTCTCCTCCCAGAAAACTACTTCACTATCAATTTTGTATACTTTTTCTTCTACCTGTAGACTTTTAACTTGTTTAACAACAGTAAAGAAGTCTTTAACTTCAGTATAAAATTCTTCTGCTTGTTGCTTTGTTGCTGAGGTGAAGTTATATGCTCTAGGATATGATGTGTTATTAGAGAAATTGTATATAGTTTTAACTCTTTGGCAAAAATACGTGCCATCATTAAAGAACTGAATGTATTGAAGTTGATCTTTATCACTGTGCCAGAAATCATCAACTTTAGTTTCAAAAAACTTTGTAATTAATTCTTGATCCACTTGAGTTCTTGGTACTGCTATAGCTCCTAACCTTTCTGTATCATGATTAGAGAAACTTCCATTTATAAAATCAGCTTCAAGTAATAGTTTTCTTTCTAGAAATGCCATGAGAATTACTTACCTTTGATGTACCATCCTGTTACTATGTATTTATCTTGAGTCATGACTGTATTTCCTTTATGTGTATGAGTAAATCCACCAGGCCAAATAACAACAGTACCTGCAGTTGGTTTGATTCTACGTCTTTGATATAAAAACTCAGTCTCTGCTTCTCCATCTGGCATATCATTTAGATAAATCATCCACACCAATTCTCTTTGAGAATGTGCCATGTCAGCATTTTCATGATGCCATAGATGATAACCACCGCCTGGTGGAGTTCGTTGCACCTTAATATCAACAGACGTCAATGCTTGTTTCTTTAATGCCTGATACTCGGTTATATAATGGTTAGCACATGATTTGAGAACTTGATTGATTTGTATAACAAGTTCTCTATTTGAATAGTTTAATAGAAATGAAAAATCTTGTCTGTTAAGAGCACCATTATAAAAATCTTCTGATTTATATACTGTTTCTCCATCAGATAAGTAATCAGTATTTTCATAGTTAACAGTACAACCTATATTTGAAATCTTCTTAGAGTAATCAATGATACTATCACATAATGGTTTTGGCATGAAATTAGGCCACACACCAATAAAGTCGTCGAATTCGACTTTGGTTATCTTTGGGTCTAGCATCAATTCAAGTGGTCTATAATCAGGAATTTCAGTCATATTAATAAGCTTTGATCATATATTTAGTCTTATGGAAAGGGTTTATTATTGGGACTTGTCGTTGTGGTCTCATTGTAACATCTGGGACTGGTTTTTTGAAGTTACTAGTCAATTTAAACTCAGCTTCTGTCATATCCATGAATATATCATTCTGTGTGAATGATACTTGAAGTGTTCCTGCAGCACCACCAGTACCAGCAGGAGAAACTGCAGTGACTCTAAGGAATGATCCGCCAAAATTAGTATTCCAAAAATCGAATGTTAGTTCATCACCAGCATTATAATTTTGTCCAGGACTGACAATTGAATTAATCCTTACTCTCGTATCACCAGTTACAACAGGAGTAGCATCTAAAGTTGGCCAAGGTGTCATAGTAACATTTAATATCATACCGTTACCTGTTCCAGACGAACCACTAGCATAAACCATATTCACATCAACAGTGACGTTATCATCAGGATCAGTCCAATACGAATTGCTACCTGTTAAACGATATTTCCACTCACCAAGAATTGTACCTTGCCATGCAGCAGTATTCAATGCAGCAGTATTAAGTCTGTCTGCCCAAAGTTCAAATGTTTGTAATCCTCCAGTAATACCTCCACCTAAACCAGAACCTTCAGGTGCATTTGCATTACCTAAACCTGCTACGTTACCACCAGTGAAATCTGTGTTAGGATTAGAGAGAATAGATTCAGTAATCATATGTGAGTGTGTAAGTGTTCCTGAAATACCAGGAGAAGTATATACATCAACTATAAATTTAGTTGGTTCTGTGTCAACAACTCCAGCTACTATTCCTGTATCAGCACCACCTGTTAGACCAGTTGATTGTAATGTTTGACCATTTAGGATAGTTGCAGGAGAAATCCACCATGTTAAGAAATCAACTACTCCTTTATCATCCTCATCCAATGGACCAAAGTCAGTTGATCCAAAACCCAACCAGTTTGTATTTGTCTCTTCGTTTACTGGGTATCCAAGATTCAGATTTTCACTGATCCAAGTATCGATATTAAAACTGTTACCAAAATATAGTTGCAATTCTACTTGGAAGGCACCGAGACTTTGTAACCAAGTTCTCCATGCATCTCCAGGAGTATCACCTTGACCCCATTCATCTTGTGTTCCAGTTATCGCAGGGTCTCCTGTTCTAAACAAAGTATTACGACCCCATGGAATACATGGGTCATTTCCATTTCCTTCTGACTCTACTGTAGCAGAAATGTATAAATGATCATGCTCTGGTGGTTTAACTATTACTTCTTGCAAAGGTCCAATCTGTGCAGTAACTATACCTTGAATACCAAATACAATATCATCAGTAACAGTTTCCAATCCTCGTAATCTTACAGTACCAAGAGAGAAGAACTGTGAATTAAGACCTGTCTCATTTGTAGATGGTCCTTGAATCTGTTCTAGTGGTTGTACACCAAAAGAATCAACTTTATCAAAGTACCAATATCCACCCTCAGCACCAACATCATTGAAAGTTTTACCAGCTGTAGATACAGGCAAGAATGCTGAACCACCTCTAGAAGAGTCCACTAATCCAACACCACACAGTCTTCTGTTCCTATAATCAGGTAAGTTAAACACACCACTATATGTTACTGTACCATTAATATCTGGTACTGCAGAACCACTACCACCATAGGTATTACCAATGACATCAAATAATGCCCAGTATTGTATAACATCAAGTTGTTGACCTTCACATGCAATAAATCCAGCATATCTACTACCAAGAGAACCATCTGTAGTACCATATGTTGAAGTAGCACCTTCCTTTAGAATAGGAATAACTGTACCAACAGGATAACCATCAAACTTCTCAGTCTTTTTACTATACCACTTACCTAGATTAGTAGATGGTGGTGGTACAACAGCATATGTTGTTACTGTCCATGTAAATGGATTATTAATTGAACCAGTACCAACACTGATTTGTGTAAACTCTGGTGTACTTAACTGTGTAGCAGATTTAATAATAAGATTGAAACTGGTGTTAAGTGCAGGATCAAATGTTCTTGGTCCTTCTACTGGTGTATCAAAGTCAATAGAAATCAATGCATTATATCCACCAATAGATTGAATAGTAACTGGTAGATTAATACCACTAATAGTTACAGGAGCACTAGAGATAAAAGTATCTGGTATTTGATTAGTTTTATCTGCTGGTGGTAAGAATGCTGCATCAGTATCTGGTCCACTATTCGTTACAACAGTCCATGTTGGGATAGTTCTAGAACCAACATTAATTTGTAATTCTTTAGGATCACCAAACAGTGTAGATGATTGTAAGTAAATGGTTAATGTATCACCATTTGTTACATCTGTTGGAAATACACCAATAGAACCACTGTTTTTCTTAACTCTCACAAGACTAGCATCAGTAGATATAACATCTACAGGTACTGATACACCAGCACCTAGTCCAGTAATACCACCTGAGGGTTGTTCATCTGATCCAATGAGTGCATCTGCTTCAGCATTATTAACATCAGTAAAACTAAATGCATCAGGTGATGAAGATAGATTTGCTCCAGTAGTAATGGTCCACGTGGATCCACCAGAAACATCACCAATACTCAAATCTGTTGATCTTGGGGTATTTCCTGTTGCTGCTGTAAGCATTCTTATTTGTAAATAATCACCATTACTAACAGTTCCTTGGTTAGGACTAAATGTTACACCATCTAATACATCAAAACCATCAGCATTTGTTGTAGTAGTATTAACAGATGCAACTGCCCACTCACCAATACCAGTAAGTGAAATGTTACCAGTAGTGGTCATTCCCTGAATTCTAATAACCTCACTATATGCATATTTGTTTATAATTAGATCTTCTAAGTCAGTAAATACGGGAAATGGTATTGGTTCATTTAAAGGTAATGCTTCATTTGTTATACGCCAAGTTTCATTTGATGTACCAATAACCAGTGTAAGTCTAAGAACACTATTGTTTAAAGCACTGGTGGTTCCTCTAATCTGAATTTTAGCACCATTCTGTACAGTCACATTACCACTAGGTTGAATCCACCCAGTATCCCAATTGCCATCACCATCAGTATCAATTCTCAACGACCATTTATCTGTACCACCAGCCTCATTAGAACTTAATGATATTGCTGCATCTGTTCCAGATGATAATCCACTAACTGTAATTAAACTTTCATTTGGTCTAGTACCATCAGCATAAGTATACAAAGTATTTAATGACGCACCCTCAACAGGTATCAGTGGGAACGGATCTGGTGAAAAGTCTTCAGCTATGGTTGAAATCAACCAAAACTGTGTAAGAGTACCAATCTGTACTGTAATAGTTTGAGTAGAACTCCACGATGGTGGTGCTTTAAACTTAAACTGAATATAATCACCCTCATCAACATATAATGGGGTATTTGAGTATGAATACGTCATTCTGGGCTATACAGATATTATTCCAGTCATATTATATTTAGATCTCTCTCACACCGTTCCAATTGTCTTCTAGATTCTTATCTACCTGAATTGGATAGTTTGCTTTAACCTCAACTGGAATGTCAATACCATCAACTAATATTAATTCCGACAAAACAGTTGTATCTGGTGACTCTACAGGTTCCTCATCTCTAACTTTATCATCAGATGGTGGTATTATAAAGTTGTCAGGTCTTCTATCAATTATTACTCCTGTTGTTGTGGAATCTGACGTGGTTCCACCAGCACCTTGTACTTGAATTGTCCATGATATGCTATTTGGACCAAAGTTGTTCCATGGTACACCAACAGTGCTCCAGTCAATAACACCATCTCTATCTGTTTGTCCTTGAGTACCTCCCAATTCAGATGAAGTTGCGGGATTGAGAACAACAACCGAACCAACAGTATTACTTCCATCAAGATAATAATAGGTTGGTGTTATCTGAATGGATGTAGTTGCATATTTTGTTTCATATTCGATATCAAAATTATCATTACCGTAATTAATACTAACAGGTGAATCAATACTACATGTTGGGAATTGAGATACATTAATAGTAATACATTCAGTAGGAGAATCACCAGCAGTACCAGTTACGTAACCACAATAAGTTGTGGTATCACCAGGACATACATTTTGTTGACTAGTAAGATTCCCATTAGTAATAGTACCTTGTGTCCATACGAGTGTATCAGCATCACCAGTAAAGTACCACTCTATATTAGTGCATTGTCCAACAACAATACTACTTGATGGATTGGCACTAAGAAAGAATGTTGGTGGTGAGAAGACAGTAACTGAAACAGTAAGTGTAACTGTTCCTTCTGGTCCTGTAGCATTCAATGTATATGTTGTGTCCGATACTGGATTAACTGTAGTCTGAGCATAGAAGAAATTACTATCATTAGTATTAATAATACCAGGAGCAACTACAATATTATTAACATCACCAAACACGATCCATGCTAATGTAACACTTTGACCAGATTGAATTTCTAATGTTTCAACAGCACTACCATTAGGAGCAATGATCTTAAAGTTAGCACTTGGTGGTAGAGTTTTATTATGACCTGGAATCCATCTTTCTCCACTGTTACTAGTCTCAAGAATAATATTAACACCATTAGCATTACAGTCTGCTACGAATTCATCGTAAGATGCCTGAATAGTAGCGTATACCATACTACCAGATATATCAATCCATAGTGATACATATGTACCCTCAGGCACATTTGCTAGATTACAAATGTCAAACCAACTAGAGGTAAAATTAACATCACCATCATCACGTCTAACTTGAATACCACCATTTGCATATGGATCACTCAAATAGTTTGATGGCATTTTCAATCTACTGAGTGGATACCTTACACCACCATTAGATTGTAGAACTGCTTGTAGCAACCAGAATGTTCTAAATGGGAAGTTACTACGAAAAGAAGCCCAGTCATTAAACATAGTTTGTACTGATGGAGATACCTCGTCAATAAGAGAGATACAGTTAACTAACTGAGCAAGTTGTGCATTTGAAATCTTTGCAATTAATGGTGGTTCCTCATTAGGATCATCACTATAAAATACTTCACGACTAAACTCATTACTACCATTAAATTGAAATTCTGGATTTGGATCATCTGCTGCAGCAACCTTACGCATAATAGAGTGGTTGGAATCACTACTTACGATTCCTTCATTCTCATCAAAAGTGCTATTTCCACCAGCAGTTGTACCAATCTGTCTTACTCCCTGCCAGACATCCTGGGAATTTTTATCTACCAGTACAGGATAATTTGCAATAATTTCTACTGGAATGTCAATGTCATCTATTAATATCTTCTCACTAAGAACTTCAGTCTCTGGTGAGATAACTGGGTCTTCGTCTACAAATTTATCTATTGATTCTGGAATTGAAAAGTTATCAGGTTCTCTGTCTATGACAGTATCAAAATTACCAGAATCTGATGTAGTGGTAGTACCACTAACATTTAAACTAACCGCAACTGACTCAGGTCCATAATTATTCCATGGCATAGAAATATCAACAGTACCATTTCTCTCTGTAGATGATGCTGGATCACCCAACTCTGAAGATGTTGCTGGTGAAATATTAACAGTAGTACCAACAACTTGACTACCATCCAAATAATTATATGTTGGTGTTATTTGGATAGCATTTGTAGCATATATTGTTTCATATCCTATGGTATAAGTAGAATCTCCATACATTACAGTTCCAAAACCAGGAAGAGTTAATGAACATGTTGGTGGTTGCAACACAGTAACTGTAACACAAGTAGTTCCAGAACCACCACCAGGACCAAAAGCTTGAGCACAATATGTTGATGTATCACTAGGTACTACAATCTGATTACCTGTTTGATTTGTACTACTAATAGTACCAGAAGTAAAACCAAAACTGGTTGTTGGATTTACACAATACCACGAAACAGTAGACTGTTGTCCGTTAATTATAGTTGATGGACTTGCATTAAAAACAATTTGTGGTGCATTATATGTACAACTGCCATCATCAATTGTAGCACCTGGATCATAATTATTTGCTAATGGGTCAGTACATCCTGTAGGGAGTATACAAGATCCATCATCTGTATCTGCATTTGGATTATAGTTTGTTGCTTGTGGATTGGTACACCCAAAAATAGGACAATTACCAGTTGCCATACCTGTATGCCTTCCATTAGTAGCAACTAGTTGTCTTTCTGTAGCACCACCATTATAGATGAATATGTATAAAGAAGTCGTATACGAACTAGAAGCACCATTTCCACCATCAACAAAATTGTTACTTGCAGCAGTAAATCCATCATACCAATAGTTTGCACCACCTTCTTCAGCATACCTACCAAAGAATTGATCATACCAATAACTTATTTCATTAAAAACCCACGTAATAGGACGGCTAGGATCACTACTAGTACCACCTGGAAACCAAAATCTATCAGAGGATGTTGGATCTCCAGGAACTCCATTGGTACAAGTCTGTCCATATACGTAGTAGTGACCGTCTTGAAATGCCATTTAGAATTCTACTGTACGAGTGACTAGTTTGGGTATGTCTGATGGTTCATTAGGTATACCCACAAGAGCATAATGAATTTCTTTTAATTTCTTTGGATGACGATGAGTGAATTTACCTTTAGATCTATTTTCACCCTTAAAGTATTCCTCTTCAACCCACTTATAATCATTATCAGCAGTTAAAAGGATCTGCAACTGCAAATCTTGATCTGGTTCTCTCTGTTTATATTCTAATTCAACAACACAATTACTCTCATCTGCATAAACAAATTCTAAAGATAATGGTGGTATTGGATCGAAAGATTGTTGAGATGGTTTATTCATGTTATTATATCTTAATTAGATATTCTACAAGGGTGAATGGTGTTACAAGTTGATCTAATTTTTCATCATTAGAAATATCAACGTCAACATATGCTTCTACTCCAGTCATATCAACATCTTTTTGATCATATGAATATACAAAATTATGTGCATATGTTGTAGGTCTGGTAATACTATGTTTGTGTATAGATTCCCTACCTCCTATTGAAGTGTACTCTGCTGAGTTCTGAGCACCTGAATTAGCAGTTTGTGCATCAAGGTCTTTACCACCAGTATAACCTATTTCATGTTGACCAGTGTAATTTAGATACCTTTGGTTAGATGTATGTGCATGACCTTCAAAATTTTCAATATTTAACTCAGTTTCAGTGGTAGATCTGGCTAGATTATATCTAGGATTTCCTAGGAAAGCAAGATCACCAGAAGGTACAATCCTCACATTACCAAGATAACTAGCAGATATTGTATCTCCAAAATTACTAATAACTTCAATCTGTGGTCCAACTCTATTAACTTTTGCCTGACCAATCAATCCAGTATCAATAAAATCATTTGAATACGCACCTGTACCTCTACCACCAGTAATTACTTTCGATCCCATATCTGGCAGTTGAAACTCACCCAGATCTCCAGTTGATAGATCTTCATTCCTCAATTGTGTATCCTCTTTTTTAAACCTTGAATTATCACCAACACCCAACACACGTGATAATGCTAGAAAATCCTTTGCTTGAAGTTTAGATCCATCACATCTTAAATATCCTGCAGGTAATACTTGTTTAAAGTTTGCAGAACTAGGATCATTTCCTCCTGCAATTGCATCAGTAGTGTGTACAATGATACTTCCTACCATCCCACCGTATCTTCCTCTTTGATTAGTATAATTTGCCATTAGTATGCTCTGATAATATACAAAACGGTTAATGAAGGTTGACTGGTGTTCATACTAATTTCTAATGCACCAACATTACTTACATTATCTAGTATAGTAGTGACTGGAATATTAACATCAGCAGTCAATCTAGACTGAGGTTTTAAACTAGCTTGATCATAAAAGATAGATATTGGATCATGTGAATGTGCTTGAATATCAGTGCTTTGCCAATCTAAAGCACTACCAATATTACTTACAAATGTACCATAATTTACGCTCCATGCTCCAGCTGGATCTCCACCAGCATCAGGAGCAGGACTATAATTCCTCTGACCTACAGGAATTGTATAGTTACTTCCATATGAACCATAAGGAATAACATCACCACTCCGCATTCCACCATAAGGTCTACCAGTTCTAACCTTATCACTAATAAACTCATCTTTGTCAGTGATACTACTCTTTGTTACACCTCTTGGACCAAAATCCTGATCCGCTGGATCCTCAGATAATACTTCCATAATTGTTCTACCTGGCAAACCCGCACCAGCACCACTATAGGAAGAAATTTGACCCCAAATAGTTGAATCTAATAACTCAATAGTTTCAGTTTCAGGAGTTGCGTTCTTATACCATCTCAAACTAAATCTTGCCTCATCAAATTCATTACTATTGAATATGTTTGGAAGATCTCTTCTATCAAAAGAAGCATAGGTATATTTCATAGTGATGTTATCATAGGGGACAACACCAAGTCCTGGTTTAGTTGGATCCGCATTCTGTAATGTATCATAAACACCAGGATGAGCATGAGGTCTAATATGTTGATTTCCTAGTTTTCTGCCAGCAATAAAAACTAGTTTTTCACCTGTACCATCAATAATAGTATTTCCAGTAATAGAACCAGTATAACCATTTCTATCGTTAAGTGTAAACTCAACGTCAGTTCTTACATCATTAAAGACACTAGGAATACCATTATCAGTATTCTCTCCTATAAATGGTTCAATTATTGGTCTAGCATCAGGATCAGAATCAATTGGATCACCAGTACCAGATATAGCATTAAAGTAACTACCTTCAATGTCCATCAATGTTTTACCAGCAACCAAATCAGGAAGAACAAATTGTCCAGTATATGCTGGAAATGCTCCTCCTAAATTCGATGTTCCCTGATTATAAGTATCACCAATAACTTGTACCAGCAATGGATAATCTTTTGCATCAGGTGTTGTTCCATCACAAACAATCCACCCGTCAGGAACTTCACTAACGCCCCCTGACCAAGGCATGATTGTGCCGATAACGGCAGCTTTCATTGTTCTTGTTTCTTGGTAAAAAGGCATTTTCTTATACGTCTGTGAGATACCAACCAACTAAGGATGATGGTGCGCCAGGCCCTCCGTCTGGTGTGGCATTACCAGCATAAACGAGACTGAACGCTGCGTTTGGAGTCTGTACAACTAGTTCACCACCAGCTTCATATCCAACAAAGGTTGATGGTGCAATACCTGGAAGAACAGTAGTTCCAGTATTAGATGATTCACCTTGCACCTTAACATTATCAGGTGCTCTAACAACCATACTTAAGTTGTATGATAGACTACCACTAATATCTATAATGCGAATCATATCACCCATTTCAGGTGCTGCAGGAAGTTTGATTAGAGTATTACCAGTACAGTTAACAAAGTAGTTAACATTTGCTTCAGCAAGGAATGATTCTGCCTCATAGAGCCACTTACGTGCTCCAGTCTGGGAGAAGTAATTCTCAATTCCAGCAATCTTAACTGCACCATTGTTATCAATACCGAAGATTTCATCACCTGCAGTTGCATATGAAGTGTTCTCTCCAGCATATACTGTGAGATCTCCACCACGAATAAATGCATCACCAGTAACATCAATATCACCACCAAATGTAGATGTTCCTGTTCCAAGAGCAGAGAACGAACCATAAGTGGTAAAGTCACCAGATGAATTATTAAAGGTCAATCTTGGTGTAGTTTCATCAGTTCCGAAGATATTAATGTCACCACCGTTGATCGTTAGATCACCAGATGCAGTATCAACTTCTAGAGTTGTTCTTAATGGGATGCCAGTTGCACCACCATTTGTTAATCTAAACCACTGCTGACCTTCGATGGTAGAACCATTAACAGTAAAGGTATCCTCAACAGTGAGTGTTCCAGCAATAGCAGTATTACCACTATTGGAATCCATGGTGAATTTATTAAATCCAGAACCAGCAGTAATATTACCAAAGATCTGAGTATTACCAGTTGTAGACTCAACATTGAATACAATAGCAGCAGGATCACCACCATCATTAACCTGTAAAGACTGTGGTGAAGTGCTAATTAGTTGCTCAATAGAACAGAATTCAAGTCCTGATAATCTAAAGTAGTCTTGTGTAGTAATAGTACCACCAAATTCTGCAACACCAATGTTAACATTAGCAGGGTCAGAACCAATACCAGTTAGAGGTTCATCTAATACACCGTTACCATCAAGGTCAGAACCAGTAATATATGAAGAATTAGACTGCTTATCAAGTTTTGCTATGACACAGCTATCAGGGTGATCAGTAGCAGATGTAGTTCCATCAACTCCTCTTGTAACAATCAATCTGAAACCTTGTGGGTCATTAGGGTTACTAATGTTATCAATACCAACAACCTGAACAATTTCAGATTTAGATTCATCAGATGTGTAACCTGCAATAGGTTGACCAGTAGCATCTTGAGGACCAACCTGTCTATCAATTAAGAGAAGATCACCAAGTTGGAAATCATTAACAGATGGTGTAGTAATTGGTAGGTAGTAATTGTTACCTGCTTGGTTAACACCATTGACTTGGAAGGTAAGGTCTCCACCGCCACCGCCACCTAATTGGGCGTCAGTGATAGTTAGAGTCTCATTGTCTGCATATCCTTCACCACCAGACTCAATCGTAACGTCGATTGTAAAGTCAAAGCGGATAAGAATTGTAAATGCTGCACCAGCACCATTCAATGATCCAGTTGCATCAAGGAATTGATATATGCCAGGTGTTCTTAAAGTAGAACCATTATTAACAATGTTATCAACAGATGCAATCTGACCACCACCTTGTAAGAATAGAGTTGAACCCCATGGTGCAACACCAGCAGTATCAATTCTTCTACCAGTTGATTCATATTTGTAGAAATCAATATTTGGATTCTCTAAACCACCAATTTGATGTCCAATAGTTGATGTACCAAACTTACCTCTTCCTATCTCAACAATACCAGCATTTAGACCACCGTCTAGTCTGATATTACCTTCAACGATTGTAGATGCAAGAACATTCAGAGTATTTCTGATTGTAGTATTACCACCAGTTGAACCTAATGTAAATTGAGTTGCATTTGTTGCGAGGTTAACAGTGTTAGTGGATGAACCATCAAATGCATTAACTTCTCTCGTTTGAGAGAATATTCTAGATGAACTTGTACCAGCTCCATAACCGTACCCAAATTCAAATTGTCCAGCAACACCAGTGTAGAATGTACCAATCTTAGTGTTTGACTTACCAGGTGAGCTAGTTGCGAAACCACCACCAAGTGTAATTTCACACTCTGAAGTAAATGACTCAGCAACAGTACCAATTACTGACTTAAACTTAGTGGTATTTCTCGCAAAATACAGATTAGTAGTTGCTGCAGCTTCATTGATCAACCATGTTGAGGTTGGTGAAGATCCACCTATTGTATATGTCTGAGGAGAGGTCGAATTGTTCATCAGAGTCAATATCTGACCATCACCTGCCCAGTTCAGGATGTTTGCATTACTATTAACGAAGTTGAATGCAGTGTTAGTAGTAGTAATATCTCCACCATTAACTTCAATGTCAGTCATGAACATTGAATCGCCAGTGAATCTAGAATTACCAACAACAACGAAGTTTCTATCTAATTCATTCTGTGGGTTAACAGTATCCTCTATTTTAGTATTAACACCAACACGACCAGCGTTAGTGGTCATGACACGTAAAGTTGCACTATCATCAGGATCAGTGCTATCGCCACCAACCAAGAATGCGTTATCTTCAGCAGTCTCAGTCTTATTGATAGTTGTATCTGCTAGGTAACTATTAATAGTCTTACCACTAACAAATGCAGTACCAACAACATCTAAGTTTGCTCTAGGTGTTGCCTCATCACTAGTAAATGCCTTAAGAGCAGATGGATGTTCAGTTCTTGCAACAGTGTTAACACCAAGTTTGTAATCACCAATAGTTTCAGTTTCAGTTCTAAGTGCTTCAGCACCAAGTACACCATACTCTTTCCAATTGGAGTTAGAATACTCAACTATAGGAACTGGATTTCCATTTGACTGAGCAGTATCAATTACACCACCAGGACCATTCCAAGATAGAACATCAATACCAATACCATTATTAACTTGGAAGTGAACATAGTTATTGGAAGAATCGAATGCATCACCATTAGGAGAGTATATTAACCATGAAGAATTCAATAATGGATTACTGAAATTAGTTAATTTAATCTGTGATACATCACTAATACCAATCGAAGCGTTAGAAATATTATTTCCTTGTGCATCCTTGAATGTAAATTTAACTACGTTAGTACCATCAAACTCAATCGTAAAGATATTGTTTGCAGGTATTTCATTAAAGTAGTTAGCATATATCCAACCAAGTGAACCAGTCTTACCAACTTCTAGACCCTTAAGTAGAATGTCACCTGATTTTGGTTGAACACTACCATAGTCTACTCTCTGATTAGCTTCTACTCTGTTTCCACCAAGATTAATACCTGTATTAGGATCAATATTGACAAGATCATTTTGGTTAGGTGTAATATTAGAAGGCAGACCAGAGCTCGTATGTGTCTGAATCTGATACTTCTGACCCTTACCTCTAGAATTGAATCCAAATACTGCAGCATCTACTCTGTTCTTACTGATACGAATATCACCATCTAAAGGATTACCAGGTCCAGTCCATGCAGTTCTGTCTAGTCCTTCATCTTGTTGTAAGTTAGTTACAGGATCAACAGATGATACATTAGATCTAATAATTAATGCATCTCTAGACTGAGTTAGATCATTATCCTGAACAGATACAACTAAAGGAGACTGGAATACGTTCTGAAGTGATCCATCACCACCAACAACTGTAATATTCTCATTGAATGTTACAGGGGTATCAAATGATGTAACTAGATCACCGATATCCTCATTATCATCATCACTATCCTTAAGAACTGCTGCCTCTAAGAATGTTTCTTGACCAGTAATAGCATTAATCTTTCTATTACCGATATAAAGATCTCCATTAGAGTTTAGACCCGTGTAGAAGACGATACCAGCGTTCTGTTTCTTACTTTGGGCGTAGAAGTCCTCTGTAGGACTTAGAACAATCTCCTGACGTGCTGGAAGACCAGTTGAATAGTTACCTGGACCAAAACCAAGATATTCAAATGTGTGGTTACCAGCTCTTGCGATAGATGGTCGTCTAAGTTCAACATAATACTTCTGATCTACAAGAACTGTGCTATCACCAGAAATCGGTATTCTACGATCTTCAGATCCTGAAGTTGCATTACCAGGAAGTGCTCTAATAGCAGTTGTGCCCTCATAATCATTTTCAATAAATGCTGGTTGTATAATAAAGTCTTCGACAAGTTCTCTTGTTACAGAGTTCTTGTAATCGTTAGTTCTAACTAGACCATGAGTATAGTTATCAGCAGCAGAATATGTTGCTGGTGGATCAATTAATTGTTGTTTAACATTCTTCTCTTCTGCAGTTGTACCTGCCTTTTGGAACCAAAGAGGATCGTTCTTATAGTTCAGAGGATAGAGACTGCTAACTGGTTGAGAGAACTGGAAGTCACGGAAGTTACCACCTGCACCAGCACCTTGAGGTAATGGTGAAATGTTACCACGCAGACAAGATAGGTAGTAAATACCATCTTGCTGACCTGAAATTCTCTTCTGTAGTGTCTCGTAGTTAAAGATGTAGAATGTATCTTCGATAATACCAGTATCTTCAACACTAGCAACATAATATTCAACACCTGCACTATCCTGAATCCTATCACCAGGAGTAATGGTGTAAACATTAGAACCATTTTGTCTATAATAATACTCAGGATATCCCTTCTTAATAAGAGTCTTGAGTGGTAGGGATTTACCCATATCCTGATCCTCAAGCATATCAGCAAATGTGCTACCTTGAGTAAATCTAGTGTTATAAAACTCTGAGAACTCTAATTTTCCGCCGCGAATATTTTTCAGAATTAGGTAATGTGAACCCGCATTTTCGTAATACCCATGGATATTTGCAATACCTGAAGAGTTACCAGTCCATTCGACCTGGTTAGCAGTGATACTAGCAGTCTTATTGACTACCCAATCACCGCCTTGTGGTGCATTAATCTGAACTGTAGTAAACTGCTCATTCTTAAGACCAGGGAAGTTCTTAATATCAACTGTGTGATCAACCAGATCAAGTTCTAGATAACTAATAGTTTGAACTAATGGATCTTGTACATAACGAGCAGATTGAATGGTTGCTTGAATACCAGAATTGAATCTGGCATATGCCTTGTACTCAATACCTTGTCCAGTGGTATCATTCTTATAAGGATCATATGCATCTTCTTCATTTAATCCATTACCAAGGAATTGATTTGAATTGTAACCAATGTATTCACCAGCTTGTACTGGGTTCTCAAAACGAGCACCATATACTTCACCAGCAACAGGTTTTAGTAGAACTTTCTGTGGTACTAACTTACGTGTATCGTCAGTTCTTGTCTTGATAACAAATCCATTGATAGGATCTCTTGCGTTCTCAAGATAAGAAGGAATAACATAACGTAGTTTATATGTTCTGTCATCTGCAGGACGACTATCATCGAGACGTGTGAACCATGTATCAGTAGTCTTAGGTCTATCAGAGTAATCGTCTTGTTTTATTCTCCAAATAATATTTTTCTTCCTAATTCCTACTGAAATATTTGTTGATGCTTCATCAACACAATTAACATACCACTTACCTTCAGTAGCAATACCAACACTAAATGTTGGGTCATACTTTACAGGTGAACGACGTTTGTTACAGAATACATTAAATTCATCAGTTTGTCCAGCAGTAAATTGAATAGGATCAGCATTGTTGATCGCATCAGCATGTGTCTTATGAATTGTAAAGACTCTAGCAGTTTGATAACGTGCATAGAATTCCTTAACTGGATTCAATCTACCAAAGTTATCATCATTAATATCAGTGGTAGTAACTTCTGGATTATCATCTTCTTGCTCACCTATAGTTGGTAGATCATCTGGTGCAAGTGATCTGAAGAATACTTTGTGTGGTGTTACAGAAGAGAATGGTACATCAAAGATGTGTGGAACATCTGTTCTAATACCAGCGTTAACTGTTCCATCAAGTACACACTTATAACGATGTAAATCATAATCTTCATCAAGTATAAACTGATAGATGTCAATCTCTACATTAGGATCGATGCTATCAGCTTCAGATGCATAGATGAAGATACCTGCTGCTGCATTCTCTCTAGAGGTTGCAAGCATCAGTTTTGTCTGATCACTACCATTAAAGAATGTAGTGTTAGAGTAATCAAATGGTTGTGTCTTTCTACCTGGTGCAATTACATAGTAAGTTTGGTTAGTTTCAAATCCATCAGGTAATCTGATAAGACGCTTATCAACATCAACATACTTACCAAGATCAACATCAAAACGAGGACGTGGGACCAGTCTAACTGGTGTTCCAGTTTCAAATTGATGTGGGTTGGATCCACCATAACCAGAGGTATTAATAGTAAATACTGTTCCTCTTTGTGAGAAGAGAGATACATTTGCTGTCTGCTCTTGTCTAGTGACAGCACCAGGACCAGAGTTAATAATTGTATTGATGTTACTAACTAATGTCTCAATTGCATTTACAGTACCAGCACACTCTCTGATCTGCTGTCCAACATTAGGATCAGCGGGATCGGTGATGATATTACCAGTAGTTGTATCAGCAATAATATCTGGACTAATACTTTCAGGACCAACGATAACTGTCTTAGGAAGTGTGTCTGCCCACTGACCTTTAGGGTAGTCAAAGAACAGATCAATAGTTCCACTAGACTGTAGTGCGTTTATAGTCTGACCGAAGTCAAGTCTAGAATTCTCTACACCAAGTTCAATCTCTGTATTGTTAATAATTCTCTTAACATATACATTCTGGGGGATTGTAGTGTAGACAGCAGTTGAACCTGTTTGTAGAACACCGTTAACATATGCAGGAGCAGAAGGATCAGTATCATCATACTCAGTTACTGTCATACCAATGATGATACCACGAGTATCACCAACATCAACAACTGCTGATCCAGCAGTAGTTGAACAATTATATGCAAGGAAATCGAAGTTCCTCATGGCAGCAGTTGCCATCTGTCCAACGTAGTTCCATGCATCTAGAGTTTCAGTCTTCTCACTATCAATGAAGGCTAGACTATTACCTACGTAATATGCTTCACCAGCCTGTACAGAGTTGATGTTACCACCAAGTCTAAGGTCACCAACAATAGCATCAACAATGTATGCAACGTCACGATAACATGTAGATACTTCAGCATCATTGGTAAAGGATCCTTTATTAAGAACAGGTAATAGAGATAGATTACTTACTTTGAATGCATCAACAGCGATATCAAATAGGTTCTCAATACTACTACGAACGTTAGCACAATCATA